ACATCGAGAGTTAGCTCTTCGTGCACTTGCACGTAAACACATGCTGCCTTTTGTAGAGCGGTTTGATTCTAATTATTTAGCAGGCTGGGTGCATAAAGATATATGCCAACGCCTAGAAAAGTTTAGCCATGCGGTTACGGAACGAAAGTCTCCCAGGTTGATGTTGTTCATGCCGCCCCGACACGGTAAATCAACATTAGCTAGTGTTGCGTTTCCAGCATGGCATTTAGGTCGAAACCCAGAACATGAGTTCATTAGTTGTTCTTATTCAGGTTCGTTAGCTATGTCCTTTTCTAGAAAAGTGAGACATCAGCTTCGTGAACCAAACTATAAAAATGTATTTAGTGACGCTTCCCTAGATCCAACTTCTCAGTCAGTTGAATCATGGCTTACTACCAAAGGTGGTGGTTATGTAGCAGCTGGTGTAGGTGGTGGTATTACAGGTAAAGGAGCTCACGTACTTGTAATAGATGACCCTGTAAAAAACCGAGAAGATGCGGAATCTGAGTACAGTCGTGACTCAGTTTGGGATTGGTATACATCAACTGCATACACACGTTTAGCTCCAGGGGGAGGTATACTTGTTATTCTTACACGTTGGCACGATGATGATTTAGCAGGTAGGTTGCTTGCCGCAGCCGCAGATGGAGCCGATGATTGGGAAGTAGTTAAGTACCCTGCAATTGCGGAACAAGACGAAGAATTTAGATTAGAAGGCGAAGCGTTACACCCTGAAAGATATGACGTCCCTTCTTTAACTAAGATACAAAAAGCAATAGGACCTAGGGATTGGTCGGCTTTGTATCAACAAAACCCTGTTGCTGACGAAGGTGATTATTTTAATAGAGACATGATAAATTATTACGATGAGGCTGATTTAGATTATACTAGGCTTCGTTACTACTGTGCTTGGGATTTAGCAATTGGACAACGAGAGCGTAATGATTATTCGGTAGGATTAGTGGTAGCAGTAGATGAATATGATAGGCTATATGTAGTAGACTGTGTACGAGGCAAGTGGGATGGTTTTGAACTTGTAGAAAGAATTTTAGACTTATACGAAACTTGGAGACCTGGAGTAGTTGGTATAGAGAAAGGTCACATAGAAATGGCACTAGGTCCGTTTCTAGAAAAACGTGTAAGAGAACGTAGGCTAAATGAAGCTTATTTTAGAGATTTAAAAACGGGACGAAGAGATAAGGAGGCCAGAGCTAGAGCAATTCAAGGTCGTATGCAACAAGGCATGGTATATTTCCCAAAAGAACCTTTATGGGTAGGACCTTTAATAGCAGAGTTATTACGTTTTCCAAATGGAGTACACGATGACCAGGTAGATGCTTTAGCATGGATAGGTTTAATGATGACAGAGTTTGCTACATTTATTGAACCTATAGAACATGTACCATCTTGGAGAGATAGGTTACGACATATAGCTAAAGGTGATAACATTAAAACAGCAATGAGCGCATAATGGCATACAAAAAAGTAAAAGAAAAACTAAGTAAAGCAGAAGAGCACGAACTAGCTAGGAATCAATACGACTGTTATGTTCGAGCACGTGATAATGGGCACCTAGATTACATAGAGATCGCAAAACAATGCGATGCGTTTTACCGCGGACAACAATGGGATCACGGAGATGTTTCTGCTCTAGATGACCAAGGCAGACCTGCTTTAACCATCAATACAATACTTCCTACAATTAACGCAGTGTTAGGAGAGCAAAGCACCAGACGTATGGATGTCAACTTCAAACCTCGTGGCAGAGGTAAACAGGAAGTAGCAGATGTACTAGATCGTTTGTTTATGCAAATTAGCGATAACAACAAACTGTCTTGGGTAGAGTCACAAGTATTTTCTGATGGTCTTATACAAGATAGAGGCTGGTTCGATGTCCGTGTAGATTTTGACGACCACATACAAGGTGAGGTACGAATCACTGCTAAAGATCCTTTAGACATAGTTATTGACCCTGATGCTAAAGACTATGACCCAAAGAACTGGAACGAAATATTTGAAACTAAGTGGATGAGCTTAGACGAAATAGAAGAAACTTATGGTCAGAAAAAAGCAGACCAACTTCGTGTGGCTGTAGAACTAGGTTCTGCATTAGGTACGGACTCTGTAGAGTATGAAGAGAACAGATACGGAGATACAATGGCAGGGGTAGAATACAACCAAGGTAATAAAAGTAACCCAGAAGAATCTCGAATGTTACGTGCGGTCCGTGTTATAGAGCGTCAGTATTATAGACTAAAAGAATGTATGTACTATGTAGATAGTGTAACAGGTGATATGCGTGAAGTACCTTATGTATGGAGTAAGAAAAAACGTGAAGCCTTTGCAGACGAGTTTGGTCTAGAAATACTAACAAAAACTATGAGAAAAGTGCGTTGGACAACTACAGCAGACACAGTGGTTCTTAACGATACTTGGTCTCCATATGACCATTTTACTTTGGTTCCTTACTTTCCGTACTGGAGACGAGGTAAACCTTTTGGTATGGTACGAAACCTTATTTCACCTCAAGAACAGCTGAACAAGATTAGTTCACAGGAATTACATATAGTTAATACTACCGCAAACAGTGGTTGGATTGTGGAGACAGGGTCATTACAAGGTATGACCGCAGATGACTTAGAAGAACATGGAGCAGAAACAGGTCTAGTATTAGAGTTTAACAGAGGGTCTAGTCCCCCTGCTAAAATACCTCCCAATCAAATACCTACAGGGTTAGATCGTATTGCACAAAAAGCAGCTGCTAATATAAAAACTATTAGTGGTATTAGTGATGCAATGCTTGGTACAGATAGTCCTGAAGTATCTGGAATAGCAATACAAGCTAAACAAAACCGTGGAGCTATGATGATTCAGGTTCCATTAGATAATTTAACTAAAACTAGACAGTATCTAGCAGAGAAAGTTCTTAATCTTGTCCAAACTTATTACACAGAAGAACGTCTAATTCAAATTACAGACGAACAAGATCCACAGAAACCTCGTCAACCAATGCGTATTAATGAAATGACACCAGAAGGTTTAATTGTAAATGATTTATCACTAGGGGAGTATGACGTAATTATTAGTACAGCTCCTAATAGAGATACTTTTGAAGAAATACAATTTGCAGAAGCTATTTCTTTACGTCAAGCTGGAGTTCCTATACCAGACGACTTAATAGTAGAGTTTTCTCATTTAGCCAGAAAAGGAGATATTGCGGAACGCATACGTGCAATGCAAGGTACAAACCCGCCAACTCCAGAGCAAGCTCAAATACAACAGTTCCAAGCACAAGCGGCGATACAAGCTACGCAGCTTGAGATTGCTAAGCTTGAAGCTGAAATCCAATTACTACAATCACAAACACAAGATAATATGTCTAAATCACAGAGTAAAATGGCTGAACCGCAATTGAGAGTTGCAGAAATGCAGAGTAAAATGGCGATTAAGCAAGAAGAACTAGCTCTACGTGAACGGTTAGCTTCAATGACCAATGACGTTAGAACTGGACAAAGTGAAACTCAAGCAGCGTCAAAGATTGCCGTTGCCGCAATGAAGCCTACAGGAGGGCGTAATTAATGGCTAAAAATAAAAAGAAAGCTAAACCAACCGATGACATAGTAATGGAGGCTATGCCAGGCGGCGAAGTAAAAACAGAGCAAGATATTGAATCATTTCAAGTAGATCTAAACTTTGAAGATGAAGCTACCCCAGAAGAAACTGTAGCGGAAGCCGAAGAAGTTACCGAAACTGAAGAAGTTGTAGAAGAACCAGTAGCTGAAGAAGTTGTAGAAGAACCAGTAGCTGAAGAAGTTACAGCAGAAACAGAAGAACCTGTTGCAGAAGAAGATACTGTAGAGTTTCCTGCTGAAGAAGTTGTAGAAGAAGAAGTTGTAGCAGAAAAACCAAAAGCTCCAATGGTTCCTAAGTCTAGATTAGATGAAGTGTTAGCTAAAAATAAAAAAATGCAAAAACGCATTGAAGAAATAGAACAGAAAGAAGCAGAACTTGAACAATCTGCGCCTGCTTATGATTTTGACGTTAAAGAACAGCAATATCAGCAGTTAATATTAGATGGAGAGTCTGCAAAAGCTGTAGAACTTCGTAAAGAAATACGACAAGCTGAAAAAGAAGCTTTAATGTTTGATATACAACGTCAAATGGGTCAAACAGTACAACAAAATCAGGCTCAGCAAGAACTACAAGCTAAAGCTGCGGAAATTGCTAGTACTTTTTCTATCCTAGATGAAAATTCTGCAGATTTTAATCAAGATCTTACTAAAGAAGTAATGGAATTGCGTGATGCTTTTATAGTACAGGGGTATGAGCCTGCAGATTCGTTAGCTAAAGCTACAGAATACACTCTGGCTGCAAAACAACCTGAGTTATTAAGTCCTGTAGAAGCTAAACAAGTTACGCAAACTACTAAAAAGATTGTAGAACAAAAACAAAAAGCTAATGTAAAGAAAAAAATAGCTGCTTCAAAATCGCAACCTCCTACATTAAAAGGAGAAAGTGCTTCAGCACGTGGCGACAAAGTTACAGACATAAATACACTGTCTGATGATGAGTTTGGAGCGTTACCAGAGGAGACAGTAAGACGATTACGTGGTGACTTTGGATAAATTTATGTTAGGATTGTAGTTAATTCGTTTGTTAGAACGATATCTAACCCAGGTCGTTTAGGTAAAAAAACGTTATTCGCCTACTATGGCGTTAATCTAGTCGAGGTCGTAATCGTTAAAATACGAAAACGTATCCCAACGATACAGGGTATACGGGTTATATCGCCCCAGAAGTCGATTAAGTTTTTTTAATTTTAATCTCTTATGAGGATATAGAAATGGCAAATACTAACTTTGCATCACTGACTAGCGAACAGCTTACTATCTGGTCACGTGATTTTTGGCGCGTAGCTCGAAATATGTCCTTCATTAACCAATTCGCTGGAAGTGGCTCTAACGCTATGGTTCAAAGAATATCTGAACTTACCCAGTCTGAAAAAGGCGCAAGAGCAGTACTTACTCTTCTTGCTGATATGACAGGCGATGGTATCGTTGGTGACAACTCTCTAGAAGGTAATGAAGAAGCATTAAGAGCATTCGACATAGTTACACAACTTGATCAACTAAGGTTTGCAAACCGTCTTTCAGGACGTCTTGCTGATCAAAAATCAGTTGTTAACTTCCGTGAGCACTCACGAGATGCACTTGCATACGCAATGGCAGATCGTATCGACCAACTTGCGTTTTTAACGTTATCAGGTATTGCATACACGCTTAAAAACAACGGTGCGTTGAGAGGTGTCCTAAACACAGGACAAAATCTTGGGGATCTTGCTTTCGCAAGTGACGTTACTGCTCCTACTACCAACCGTCACAGACGTTGGGACGCTACTAGTAAACTTGTAGCTGGAGATGTTACTGCTACTGCAGCAGCTGACACGATAACTTATGAGTGTATTCTTGCTCTTAAAGCTTTTGCTAAAGATCAATACATCCGTGGGTTGCGTGGAGCTGGTAACGATGAAGTGTACCACTTATTCGTTACTCCACAAGTAATGGCTGACCTTAAACTAGACTCAGACTTCCTAGCTAACGTTAGAAGTGCTGGTATTAGAGGACCTAACAATGAACTATTCTCAGGTTCTTCAAGTCTAATGGTTGATGGTGTGATGATCCATGAGTTCAGACACGTGTTTAACACAAGTGGAGCTCTTACAGGAACATCATCTAACGCAGGTTCTAACGGTTACAAGTGGGGCGCTGACGCTGACGTCAACGGTTCTGCATGTCTATTTGTTGGAGCTCAAGCTCTTGCTATGGCAGATATCGGTCTTCCAGAAATAGTTGAAGATGTATTCGACTACGGAAACCAAAACGGTATTTCAATTGGTAAGATCTTTGGAATGAAGAAGCCTAAGTATCACTCTGACATAACAGGTCAGGCTGAAGACTTTGGTGTTATTCGTTTAGACGTTGCATTTTAATTAGCAGCAAAGGTGGCCTACTTAACTTTGTTAAGGACGGCCACCATCTTTTAACTTAATTTTCCCAAGGAGGGAAAAATGAAAATAACAGCAAATAGAGATTTACATGTGACTACAACTTGGGGAGCTTCTATAAATATCGCTAAAGATGAAGTTAGAGAAGTAGGCGATGATCTTGGACTTCAGGCGTTACAACAAGGCGCAGTTGAAGTTAAAGAAGAAAAGAAACCAGCGGCTAAAAAGAAAGTAACTAAAAAGAAAAGAGCCAGAACTAAAGATGGTCACTACAAAGCTGATGATCCTAGTACGCCTGATGTAAATGAGGCTTACGTAGAAGAATAAAGGTAATATATGGCAGGTACATTAACAGGTGCAAACCTAATACTACGCATAGAAGACTCTTTACAAGACTCTACTAATGTTCGTTTTCCTGAGACAGAATTACTACGTTATATAAATGATGCTCAGAGGGAAATTGTTAACTTACGTCCAGAGTCAGCTGCAGATCATTCTAATATAGCGTTAGCTGTTGGAACAGAACAGTCTATTCCTGATACAGCATTACGCCTAATAAAAGTTGTACGAAACATGTCTGCAGCAGGGGGCAGTGCAACAGGTAAACGAGCTATTACATTAGTAGATATGGATATTATTAATGCTCAAGATCCTGATTGGCATGATCCTGATGTAACAGGAGATGCAGCACATACTACTACTATAAAACATTATATGTTTGATGAAGATGACCCTCGTAGGTTCTACGTATATCCAGGAGCTTCTAGTACAAGTACGTTTGTTGAAGTTATAACGGCTAGAAATCCTACAGATTTATCTAGCACTAGTTCTACTATATACATAGACGACACATACGGAAATGCTATAGTAGATTTTGTATTGTACAAATGTTATTTAAAAGATGCGGAGTTTGCAGGCAATATGGCTATGGCACAATTACATTATCAATTGTTTATATCCAGTATATCGGGGGGTTCGCAAGTACAGTTTAACCTTAGCCCGAACCAAGACTCTCGTAGTAACGCACTTGCCGCACCACAAAATTTACCGACAGGATAACCTATGGCTACTTTTGACTCTCTAATAAAAGAAATCCTACCTTACGTACCAGGCTGTCCTGAAGTTTTAATAAAATCTAATTTACGTTCAGCTACTATAGAGTTCTGTGAAAAAAGCAAAGCTTTTGTACATGACTTAGAGCCTATTACTAGTACATCGGGAATACATGAGTACGAGTTCGACCAGCCAGTAGGTACTTCTGTACACAGTATACTCTGGGCTATTTATGATGGAGAGGATTTAGACCCTATAAGTCCTAGAAGTCTAGAACTAAATTATCCTGATTGGAGAGATAGGTCTAGTATACCAAAAGTGTATCTGCAAAAAGATTCTAATAAGTTTTGGTTAATACCAGTACCAAATGCTACCCAAGCAAGCATAATACAACTTTCTGTATCTCTTAAACCTACAAGAACTGCCTCAAATATAGATACTTCGTTCTCTAACGATTACAGAGACGGTATTTTGTATGGAACTTTGTACAGACTGTTACGTATACCTTCTAGGGCTTGGACTGACCTTTATGCTTCTGCAGATTACTTAGGACTGTTTAGACAACAGGTAGCAGAAGCAGAACTACGAGCACGTAGCGGTGACTTAGGTGTGCGTAGGCTTGTTAAATACCGAGGAGTGGGACTTACTAAACGTAAGCGTTATAAAAAATATGGAATGGAGCTTGATTACTAATGACTGCTAATGTTGTAAATATACATAAAGATTTTGATATCCCAGAGTACACTGACATTCGTACTTGCTGGGAAATGGTACGTGAAGGTATTGAATTTATTTTAGAACAAAACCCTCACTTAACTTATAAACCTGAAGACGTGTACTCTGAATGTGTAGCGGGTAAGTCTATGCTTTTTGTATCACCTTTAGGGTTTGTAGTGCTTTCTGTACAAGAAGATCCTTTTTCTGAAGAAAAAGTTTTAGTTGTATGGATTGCGTACACACATAAAAGAGGTAAAAATAATTGGTTAAATCATATAAGATGGTTTGAAGGTATTGCTGAATATTGTGGATGTAGCAGTATTGAAGCACAGTCAGCAGTGCCAGAGTTAGGTAAGTTTTTAAATAATACAGGTTGGACAGAAGAATTTAGAGTATACAGAAGAAAGGTGACATTACATGGGAAGCAAAACTAGAGCCCCTAATCCAGAGGACTACAAACCTACTGAGACAGAACAAATAGCAGCTGCTATTGCAAAAGAAGACGCAGATTATTTTGAGCGTACTTATGATCCGTTGTTAGTAGAGATGCGTGATAAAGCCGCTACTGAAGATGTAGGTAGTACTGTTAGAGGTAGAGCGCAGGCTGACACAATGCAAGCTTTAACTTCTAACTTAGACTTAGGAGTAGCTAAAAATATAGGAGCTTCTGCAGAAGCCGCTACAGCAGCTGTCGGTCAAATGTTGGCTGCTAACGTGGCCTCTAAAGACGCAAAGATAACACAACAAACAGGTGTGCTTGGAACAGCTAGAGGTCAACGCGCTGATACAGGTGATGCTTTGTCTCAAGCGGCTAGGTTTGCAACAAGCGTAGATTTAAATAGAGTACAAAACGAACAATCTATCCGTAGAGCAAGGAGAAAAGCCCTTATGGATACTGCAACAGCAGCAGGAGCTCAGATGGGATCAAATTTAGCAAGAACAAGCGAGTTAAATAGAATTAATCCAGGATCTGTAAACCCTAGTATGTTTACAAAAGTATCACGAAATCCAACAGAAGTGGGTGGGCAAATGGGGTATCAAAGTTACGGACTTGGAGGGTCTAGGTTTATACCTCTTGTTTCTAATAAGTTAACTGACCAACAGTATAACGCTATGCAAGGTTTTGAACCAGGAGTTAGCTGATGGCTAC